AGCACGTTTAGCTAACGCTGCCATTTTAATTAAAATATCATCATTTTTAACACTAATTTCCATATATTCCTTAATTAAAGGAACAACTAAAGTAGCATCACCAATATCAGAAATTAATGGTTTTAATTCTGAAATTAAAGCATTAACTTGTTTGTCTTTTTTCTGTTGGTTATTATAAATTTCCTCTAAAATATCGGAAAATTTTTTATTTTTAAAGACTATATTATCAAATTGTGACATAAATATACATTTAGTTTCCTATAAATATTGAAACTAGAAATTTGTATATCCGTGTTCTATATAAAAGACATAATTTTCTTTAAAAATGTCGTAAAGTTGATTTGCTATTTTAGTAATTTTAGGAGTCTTTACATCAACTTGTTCACGGATATAAATGTAAAGTGCTTTTTTATTAAAAACATCTAAATGTTCTCTTTTTCTAAATAATTCTAATATTGCATCTGCTATTTGAGCGTCATATTCTTTTGGAAACAATTCAAATATATTTTGGGTGCAATATTCAGTATACTCATCTATATAACGAGATAAACGTTCATTAACATTATCACTATCAATATGATATGAATGATTTTCATCTTCTTCTAAAATATCAATAGATGTAGTATCAACACGTTTTTTATAATTTTTCTGGTTTGAAAGGATTAAATAACGTTTAGCAATGGTACCAAAATAAGAATATGCTTTAGCACCTTTTGTTTGGTCATATAAATGGATTTTTGAAAGAAGGAATGTAATTACTTCATGTTGTAAATCCTCAATATTATCAACTTCTGTATAATAAAATTTAAAAGTATGAATAATATTTTCGGTTAATTTAAAAAACCCATAATGTATTCTTTCTCTATAAATCCTACTTCTTTCTTCAGAATCAGGAGTACTATTATATAAGACTATAGCATTTTCAGTATCTTGGGTAAAGTATTGTACCCCTTTTTTTTTCTTTTTTACTATAGTCTCCATTATTTTTCAACATTTTTAATGATGAAGGAGTTTAAAATAGTTTGAATACTTTGTATTTGTTGAAAGAAAAATCCTACTTCATCATCTGATTTAAAGCTTCCCTTAATATCAATTTCTTGGATTTTTTTATCTGCTGCTTCAATAGTTTGAGAAATTTTATTTAAATAGGTCATATAACCTGCTAAAATATCCTCTTGCTTCTCATTTTTACGTAAGAGATTAAAGGTCGTGAATCCAAGAATCACGACCAGTATGGAAAGAATTGCAATTGTTAGTATCATAAATTATCTAATAAATTTTTAAGACCTTCATTTTTTAATGAACCCAATGCTTTTGTTTGTTTATTATCTTTTGAAGGTTGTTTTTTATTCGATTCCAATGTAAAACCTTTTTTCTTCTCTTCCACGTTACCTTGAAACTTAGGTAACCATTCTCTCTCAAATTCAATACGAGCAGCCATTAAATCGGCCTGATGTACTATAAATGGAAGAGATGTACGTGGTTTTTGTTCTGGCATATAAGTCATAAGATATTTCTTATTACCTTCATCATATAAACCATCATGAGTTTGGATTGCTACCATCTCATTAAAGGTGTATTGAATATTATGTGCCTGGAGTAGATAAAGACCACGATCAGGAACAGATGCAAATGGAACTTTATTATTAAACATATAGTCTTCACCAAGTTTATCTCTACGCCATTGATCTGTTTGAGGAACATAAGATTCTTCTTCCTCAGAACCCATTTTACCCAGGTCATGATTTAAAGCCGAAAATACAAGTTCTTCTTTAGTGTAGGTAGTTAAATCAGCTCCCATATCACCCCACAATTTGTGAAGATGTAGAGCACAAGTAACAACACGATTAACATGTTCTATATATCCTCCAGGGAAAGCATTATGATATTCTTTTTTATGAGCCGCAGGCATTAAAATAATACGATCTTCATATTTTTCGTAAAATGCTTTAAGAGTTGATTTTCGTGGCTCAGAAATATGGTCATCAATAAAACCAATAAAATCTATCCAATTTTGTTGGATTTGTTCTGCTGTTAATTGCATAAAATTAATATTTGTTGATTTCGTTTGAACCTAAAGGTTCTTGTTGAATAAATGATTTAGCATCATCAATTGCTTCGCGAAGAGTAATAAGTACTTCTTCTACTTGTTCTCTTGAACCACCACGATTTAGGAACATATGTAGTTTTTCTACTTCCCCCTCGGCTCGCTCTAACCGTCTCATTATAATCTCTCTATTTTTCATAACATTATTTATTTTTTCTTTTTTCCCGTATCTCCAATATACGTTATGGGAATAGTATCTCCAAGTTTAGTTTAAAAGAAGTTTTACTAAATCTAAAATCTTTTTTAAATGTGCACATTTTTCATATTCTTCAAACTCCTCAAAATATGAAATAGCAAATTTTAAATAAGTTTCTAGGAATTCATCGGTGTAATGTAATATAGCTTCTTGACATTTCCTATCTTGAATATCAATTTTTGAAATCCAAAACCAAGCTCTATTGTAAGTAATAAATTCTCCTGCTTGTTCAACATCATAAAGATCTAATTCTTCTTCCATCTCAGAAAAAAAATTAATAATCTTATGATCAATTAATTTATGGTTATGAATAAGTTTTTTAAACATTCCAACCCAGAACAGAGGATGTTCTTTGTAATTTAATAATTTATCTACTATCTCTGCTTTTTCTTGCAAAGAATTAGGTTCTTCATCATCAAATAAATTAAATATTTTATTTATATTCACGCATATAAATATGTACATAAACAGTTTTATAGCGCATATAAACGCAGAGCGCGAGGTATTCACAATACCCCGCGCCTTTTATATGATACGTTTATATAGTTACTTTATATCGCTAGATTCGATAAGTGTATAAGTAAATGACTTGCCATGAATAGCGGCTGCTTTACGAGCAATAACCATAAATGATTCAAAATCAGCTGCTTTTTTGAATACTTGACATCCTTCAGACCAGTTTTCTACGTAAGTAGAATCGGCACCTGCTTTGTGGATGTTAATACCAAAGATACCTTCTTGAATTTTTGATTCATCATAAGTCATATCTTTATTTGCGTCACGATACACTTTAACAGGTTTTTGTTGTTTTAGTGCTTCGTATTTTCCTTGGTGAAGACCTAGGGTATGTGAACCTCTATATTGACCTTCAACTAAACGAGCAACACCTGCTGCGTTGTGATATTCTTTAACACCTTTAGTTCCTGGATCTGTAGTGCAAGGCCAACAATGAGATTTCCATTCACCATTTTCTTTATAAGAAACAGTAATACAGTCATCAAATACATTAGTTACTTTGTTTCCCGTTGATGAGTTTCTAACTCCAACAATATTTACATCAAAATCTTTTGCACCTTCAAACCAAACATATCCTTTGGCTTTAACAGCGGCTTCAATTTGTTCTCTTGTATAACAGCTCATATTTTATTTATTTAACGTATTCGTAATATTTGTAAGTTTTAGTTTTTCTATCTTCTAAACCATGAGTACCTCCGTTGATGCGTTTTGTAAGTTCTAAAATAGCTGCATCATTAATTCCTTTATCGCAAATTGTCCATAGTTTATTTTTTTCAAAAAAGAACATTGCTGAATCAAAAGAATATTTAGTAGCAACTAAATCAGGATTTTCAATTACTTCGTTAGTATTTAAATATTTAGCAAATGCTTCGTAATTAGCTTTACCTGTTAATTGTAGAGCACCTCTACCTCTAAATTTCCAACCATCACCAGAAGCTTCATTTCCATTACCCATTCTATCTGCATAAACACGATTAGCAATTTTTTCAGGTTGACGTGCATAAGATTCTTCTAATGTACCTGGAAAATATTTTCCAAAAATACCTTGTAAACCTTGTGCTGAATAATTTAAATTTTCTGAAAATGCTTTAAAACCACCTGTTTCATGTGATGTTTGGGCAAAGAAATGTGCTGCTCTAACAGGAGTTAATTTTAACATTACCATACCGGCTTTCATAGTACCAGGACCAAAAGCACCATCAGCTGCTACTCCTGCTCTTTCTTGTAAACTTTTTAAACTCATTATCCTTCAGTTTCGTTTTTATCTTTATCTTCTTCGTGTTTGTCTTTTTTGTTCATCCATTTGTCAACAGATGCAATACCAAATGAACCTAATACTAGGACCATAAATCCATCAAAGATAAATTTGTTAATTAATAAAGGATTACCAAAGTATCCTGTAATGAGGTCAACAGCTAATGAAATGCACAGCATTACAAAAGCGATAAATCCAACAACTGCCTTTTCATTGATAGTGTTGTTGTCATCAAATAATTGTTTGAAGAAATTTTTCATGTTTGTTTGTTTTTAGTTTTTGCAACAAACACAACTAGTTATAGAAAACGTTTATTATAAATATTTAAAGATTATCAAAAGCATTCTCTAATGATTTTTGAAGAGCTTTAGAAAAAGATTTACGATTTAATGGAACTTCACCTCCCTCAACATTCAAAAAAGCAGCAAATAAAAATGTTTTTCTTATTGCTTTTCCAGTATATTGCTTTCCATTAATAGTTATTAAGACTTCAACTTCATAATCTTTCTTTAACCATTGCATCCCAATAATATTAAGCATTTGTTGTGGAGACTCAATTTTTGTAATTTCTACAACAATATGTTCATTTATATTCTTATCAGAAGCGATTTCCTCAACTGTTTCTTTTACACCAAAAGTAACATTACGCCCATCAATCTGTTGAACTTTAGAAGTATTATAAACTGTATCTACTTTAGGAGTAGTAAATGTAAGAACTAAGGGTAATAAAATATTTAACATGATTATAAATATTAATAAGTTACAGAACCAGAATAACCAGGAGCTATAAGATAATAAGTTAAAGATCCTCCTGAGGTTAATGTTGAAGTCGTAATTGAAGTAACCCCCGGAAATGTAGATCTAACATTACTTGTAGAAGAAACAATAGA